GACGCACCATTTAAAAAGACATGGGACGAATTAGCTTTAAAGAAAGCTATTACTCATGCTGTCAAGAATGGTTATGATAGTATCTCGTGGACCCCAGGTGAAGCTCAAGCTGCTAGATATGATTTGAGTAAACATGTAGATAACTTAAAATATGATCCGAGAACTAAAGAACTTATAGGTTGGAAAAATAACAGAGAAGTTATTAGAAAAAAAGATGTAGCTGAAAAAGACTTACCAGCAATTATAGGTAAAGACACTACTGAAAGCTTGTTGAAAGAAAATAGTAAGCGACGAGCTGCTAACGGAAAAGATTTTTACTATGCTTTGGAGCATGGAAATTTAAAATTTGGTGGTCAAGGTATGAAAGCATTTTATGATAAAATGCTTGTAGATAAGATGAACGCATTAACTAAGAAATATGGTGGTAAGGTTACGCAAAAAGAAATACCTTTAGATACTAAAAAGCCAACTGATTTTAAAGATTTTGCAGATTGGGAAAAGGCTAAAGCTGAAGGTAGAAAACAACTTATTCACGTTCTTAAAATCACTCCTGAATTACGTGAGCATGTATTGAAGAAGGGATTTCCGTTGTTCGCGTCTGCACCAATTTTTACTCCTGTGAGCCACAATCCATTTGAAAAGGACAAACAATAATGGCTAAGAATTTCATTCAAAAGGCAATCAAGCATAAAGGTGCGTTAAGAAAGTCGCTAGGTGTTAAGAAAGGTGAAAATATTCCAGCTAAGAAGTTAGAAAAAGCTGAGCATTCTAAAAATCCAACTACACGTAAGCGTGCTGTGCTAGCTGAAACACTTAAGAAAATGAAAGAATAAAAATGGATAGACTTCAAAAAAATAAGATTGTAACACCCCAGTCGCTTTTGATTGAAAAGACTGCGTTGGAGCTTGCGGCCAATTTTTGGGAGATTGGCAAAGGTCAAGGTTTGACTTCAAAGCACAAAGACGCCAGAGCTTATGCGAAAGCTAATGTTGAGAAGTTTATACCAAAAGCAGTTGAGCTTTTGATGGATATTATCGCTAATCCTGCTACTTCACAGGAACAAAAAGATTTCATTTATGACGCTTTTATGGAGCGTACTAATGATGAAAATTTAAGTAATTGCGGTATTCCTGTATTTGAAAACAACACTCCATTCTTAGCTGACAAACCTGTTATTTACGATCAGCCGCTCATAGATGATATTTTAAACAAACGTAAGGTAAATTAGATGGCTGATATTGATAATTTGCTATGGGATGACCGAGCATGGCCACTCATGACCAAAGGTGGGCTGATGCAACAATGCCCTAAATGTCATTGGTGGACATCAAATAAAGATGAGCATATGAACGGTCCTGTTGCTTGCCAATTTCAGAATGTTCCAATTAAATATGTTGATTTGAAAGAGGTAAATTAAATGGCTAAGAAAGCAAAATCAACTTTGAAGAATGCTATTGCTAACCTCACTGAAGCTACTCCAATTAGCGTAGCTGAGCGTTATAAACCTTCTAAAGAGGACATCGCTCGTGAAAAGAAATATCGCGCTGAAGATGACATTCGAACACTTCAACGTGCTGAAGAAATTAAAAAAGATAAAGAACGAATGACCGCAGCTAAGCAAGTCGCTAAGTCTCAGATACAAGATTTAAAAAAGATTTAGCAATGAAGTATGGTCACGTTGAAATTAAAGATTTATGGAACAGTGAGTTACTACAAGCTTATGACGATTTACGACAAAGTGAGGCAAAACGATTAGAAGCAAGTAAGCATGAAAAATTTAAAAAGATGGCGTTTGCTCCAACAAATCCAGCTTTCATTGAATTAAAAACCGCAATTATAAATGAAATTCGTACACGTAAATTAATGGATATTTAAAATGTTTATCAAGTCAAGATTTTTAAATACTGCTGCTGTTCTCATGCTGCCTGATAATGAAGGTGGAACAGTTTTAACACCGGAGCGAGAGCGCGAAGCTATCACTGTTGAAACTAGTGGTGATAAAAACAAAACTATTGATACAAATGATAATAATGATGATGAAAACGATGAAGAAAATGATGATGACGAAAAACCAGAAGAACCTAAAGAAGATGATCCTGCTGACGAAACTGAAGATGAAAAAACAGAACGTCTAGCTAAAGAGCGTGAAGCTAAAAAGGAACGCGAGAACAGAAAAGAAGAACGACGTCAACGTAAGTTTGATAAGATCGCGGCTGAGCGAAACGCAGTGATTGAAGAAAACGAACGTCTTAAAAAGCAGATCGCAGAAAATTCTACTGATGGTTTGACCGAAGAAGAAATTGAAAGACGCGCTGAAGAGAAGGCTGCTTTAAAGCTGCAAGAGAAAGAACAGCAGCGTCAAAAGCGCGAATTTGACAAGAGTGTCAAAGAGCTAGAAGTTTCAGCTAAGAAGGCTGATCCTAAGTTCAATGAAAAGCTTGACGATATGATTGAGGAATTAGATCGTCCTATCCCCGGTACCGTTATTTCAATTCTAGCTGATTTGGACAATAAGAATGGTGGTGAAGTTTTAAACTATCTGACTGAAAATTTAGATGAAGCTGACGACATTTTTGATATGTCACCACACAAGATGACGCAAAAGCTGATCAGGATTTCTGACAAGCTGACGAATAAGAGCGACGATAAAAATAAAGGCAAGACCGCTAGAAGGCTACCCGCACCATTGAATACTGTTCGCGAGACTGGCAAGCCTGAAACTAACATTATCAATGGCAAAGAAAGCATGGAAGATTTTGTAAGGATACGCGAACGTCAGAGCGAGCAATACCGCAAGAGCAAAGGTGGCTGGTAATTTCTTAAAGTGTGGGCAAGTTGTTTAAAATTTGCCCACACTCTTTACAAATCATTTTGGGCATGTTTTAAAAAGTTAACGCTGTCTTGGTCCGGCTCACAGTTGCGATTGGCCCTCAATCACTCGCTCACTTTGAAACACTAGACCCTGTTTTAGCCGCCTAGGTCCGGTTTTAAAATTGGCCCTGCTAGCTTGTTCAATCGCTGTCACAAGCAACAGCAAAACAATCTATCAGGCAATCAATTTTAAAACAAAGGACTTTTAAGTTATGGCAAACGTCTATTTGACCGTGGATATGATAACTCGCGAGGCTGTCCGTTTATTCAAGAACAGCAATCTTTTCATTAAGAACATTGATACTCAATACGATAGTCAATTTGCTATCGACGGCGCTAAGATTGGCGATACTCTGCGTATCCGTCTGCCGTCTGATTTTATTGTCACTGAAGGCCCTGCTATGCAGCTTCAGAGCAATACTCAGCAGTATACTACTCTTACAGTTTCTACTCAGCTTAATGTTGCTACGCCGTACACCACGGCTGAGCGTACCATGAGCATTGATAATTATTCTGAATTGGTTATGCAACCGATGATGAATAACCTTGCTGGCAAGGTTGCTCTCAATGTTATGATGGGTTCTGAAGGTGGTGTTTGTAACTTTGTCAGCAATGTTGATGGTGCTGGCAATATTATCTCGCCTACTTCTGAGCAGTTCTTAGACGCTAACGCTATCCTTGATGATAACTCTGCTAATCAGATGGATCGCAGGATTGTCAACTCGCCCAAGACTGATGCGCGTACTACAACTGCGCTTCAGGGACTTTTAAATCCTACTCCTGAAATCTCGGCTCAGTTCCGTAGTGGTATGATGAAATCTGGCCTTGGTTATGATCGTTGGTTCCGTGATCAAACGGTCATTACTCATACGTCTGGTAGCTATGCTAATGACGCTACTGTCGCTGGTGGTAATCAAACGACTGGTACTAGCGGAGGTAACATTCTGGTCACAGCTCTTAATCAGAATTTGCGCCAAGGTGACATCATCACTTTCCAAGGTGTCAATGCTGTTAACCGTGTCACTAAGCAGTCGCTTGGTACATTACGCCAGTTTGTTGTTACTGCCGATTGCCCTGCTGGCACCACGTTAATTCCAGTCTATCCGGGATTAATCCCGTCTGCGACTGGTGTTGCTGGTGGGGCTGATCAGCAGTATCAGACTGTTGACGCTTCGCCGCTTAATGGCGCTCAAATGTTGATGGTGACTAAGGCTGGAGAAGTCTATCGCAAGTCGATTGCTTATACGCAAAAGGCTGTCACGATGGCATCTGCTGACTTGGTTCTGCCAAAGCGCGCGGTGGAGGAAGGTGCTAGAGCGAGCTATGATGGCATTAGCTTGCGTATTATCACAGACTATTTACCGCAGTCTGATCAGTTAGCAACGCGAGTCGATGTTCTGTTCGGAAAGCGTTATATAAGGCCAGAGTGGCTCTGTTGCGTCGCAGATAGGGTCTGATGTATCATTTCAGCCTAGTGGAGAGTTAAATCTTCACTAGGCTATTTAATTCAAATGGAGATAACATGTCTAAGATTATAGAAAATGTTGGCGGTGAATGGGCTGACAAGAATATTGACATTTTAGAAATTTATTCGCCAACTCACGCTAAGTCGTTTGGAAAATATAGCTTAGCTAATCCACATCCGGGCTATGGTAAAGACCCTAACATTTTAAACGAATTGGGTTATACTGAATACCCTAAGTGGATTGACAGCAAGATTGAGAATAAAAGGGTAGTTGTTAACAATCCTACTGAGGAAGCTAGTCATACTGGCGAACCAGCTAAAGTACAGAAACCAGCTTCAACTGATACGTGGTCTTAAATGAGTACGGCCCGCGATTTTATAACATTGGCGATGAAAGAGGCTGGTGTTCTGGGCGTTGGCCAATCATTGCTAAGTGAAGATGTTAATGATGGTTTCACATTATTAAACCGCATGTTGGCCCATTGGCAGAAGAAAAGATGGATAGTACCAAATTTATATGAAGTCGTCAATATAGGTAATAATCAAAAATCTAACCTGATCGGCCCCGGTCAATATTATAATTCAGCTAGGCCAGATAAAATACAAGCTGCTTACATGGTTCAACTAACAGGAGATAGTCAATCCAATCCTGTTAGTTTTCCATTAAGGCAAATTTGGTCATATGAAGATTACGCTCTGTTATCATTAAAACAATTAAACTCTTGGCCTATGTATTTCTTTTATGATGGAGCATTCCCGTTTGGGAATGTTTACGTTTGGCCTATTCCCACACAACAATATGAAATTCATCTGATCGTTAAAGGTCCTATTGGATTTACTATACAGTTAGAAGCTGGTGAGATTGTATCTGGCGGTATTGATTATGTTGATGGAGCTTATTTAGACGTACCGTTTACAAATTTAACTGGATTTGGTGCTGGCGGTACAGCAGATATTACCGTCGCTGGAGGCGTTATTACTAATATTGTCATACATGAACCCGGTGATGGTTATAAAATTAATGATAATTTAGGTATAGATAACACACCGATGGGTGGTGTTGGTTCTGGTTTTATTTATAATGTTACTGATGTGACAGATAGTCTTGACGCTGAATTCAATATGCCTCCTGAATACGAGGAAGCTATTCATTATAGCTTATGTGTCAGACTCTCTACTATGTATCAGTTACCAGTAAATCCAGCACAAGTCACATTAGCCAAATTAGCTTTGAATACAATAAAAATTGCAAATGCTCAAATCCCAACTCTAAAAGTTCCACCACAATATCGCAATCATAGAAGTAATGGGAGCTTCTATATTTTTAATGCGGACTCTCATTAAATGGCTCGATTACCATTAGTCAGCGTTCCTTATGCTGGCCAAAGTGTAATTTCTTCAGGGCAGGAGTGTGTCAACCTGTATGCTGAAAGTGTCGCCAAGATCGACCCTCAAGCACCAACCCCAATTACTTATTATCCTACTCCCGGCACTAAATTGTTTGGTCAAAACTCAGAATATATTTTTCCAGCTAGAGGAATGTACCGTACATCTAAAGATACTGCTTATTATGTCGTAGGTCAACAAGTTTATTTTGTGGGTACAGATGGTACGTTAACAGTTATAGGTATTATTGCTGATCGCCCTAGTCGTGTTTATATGAAAGATAATGGTCTAGTAGTTATATTAGTTGATGGTGTGAATGGTTACGTCATAGACATCGTTAGCAATGCATTCGCTCAAATCACTGATCCTAATTTCTTAGGCGCTGATTTTGTTGAATTGCTAGACACGTTCTTTATATTCAATAGACCAAATACCAATCAATTTTACATCAGCTTGTCAAATGCTGATTATACTATGTTTACAACTAACGCGGCTTTTGATCCTTTAGATGTAGCTGCTAAAGCTGGCTTTAATGATCCTATCATGGGCTTAATGTCAGTCCATAGAGAGTTATGGCTAATCGGAAATTTAACATCTGAAGTCTGGATTGGCACTGGTGCTGCTGATTTCTACTTTCAGCAAGTGCAAGGTGCTTACATTAATCACGGCACTCCTGCTAAATACTCCATAGCTAACCAAGACATTTTAACATTCTTTGTTCAACAAGACATGCAAGGGAATGGTCTTGTTCTACAAGGTCAAGGATATGACGTTGTAGAAATATCTACACCTCGCTTAGTTAAAGAATTTAAAAACTATGCGACAATCGAGGATGCTATAGGTTTTTGCTATCAAGTCTCAGACCATGCTTTTTATGAATTGGTATTCCCAACTGCTAATAAAGGATGGGTTTACGATTTAACAACTAAGCAATGGTCTGAAAAAAATTGGATGGACATCAACGGTATTCTAAATAAACCTCGCGAAAACATGTGCATGTTGTTTAATGGTCTGTTGTTAGTTGGTGATTGGGAAAGTGGTAATTTGCTACAATTAGATGTTAACACAAATACTGATTACACAAATGATAATCCCATAGGAACGATACCAAGAATACGAACATTTCCTCATTTGATGGATAATAACGATAGGGTGACATATCATAATTTCGATGCTGATATTTCAGTTGGAACTATTTTAGATCAAGATGCTGACCCACAGATCAGTTTGAGTTGGTCTGATAATCGTGGAGTCAGCTATGGTAATCCTGTCATGCAGTCGATGGGTAAGACAGGTGAATATATTACTACGGTAAGCTGGAATAGGCTAGGGATGGCTAGAGACAGGGTTTTTAAGCTGTCATGGAGCGAGAATTTAAATTGCGCGTTAAACGGTGGTTTCGTTGAAAGAACCAAGGCTAAAACATGAGGGATGTAAAGGTGTTTGAAGGTCGTGGTGGATGGTGGTCTCGCATGGAGCGCTGCGGCGAAATAGGCAAGCATCCTGCTGAAGTTATGGAGCGCGGTCCTTATCTGTTTAAATGGATGGCTCAAATGGCGTTTCCAATTCAACGGTGGACTTGGTAATGACAAGACCTGTTCTTAACTTAAATGCTCCGATAGGTGAAGTTAAATTTAACAAGGTCTATTTGCTGCCACCTTGGAACAGTTTCTTTCAACAGTTTGTACAGCAAGCGCCTGCTATCCAAACTATTTCAACTGTCAGTAGCTCATTTCAGTCTAATCAAAATGGTACTGTTATTATACAAGGTGGTACTGTTGTAAGTTTAGTGAGAGGTTCAACAACGATTGTTTTAGGTAATGGTCAATTTGTAATTCCAGTATCAATAAGCGATATTGTGCAATGGACTACAGCTACTAATGTGTACTTCTTAGGTGCTTAATGAAGAATTTTTTAAAATTAGCTGATAATGTAAATGTTCTACCTATTATGGTAGAATTACAACGCAATTCTGATTTATGGGACGAAAATGGTTTAAGAACCAAACATCCTTTGACTGCCCACAGAGAAGTGTCTGATATTTGGGTTTGGTTCAATGAAGTGCCAAACGATGCTAATAAAATCATAGATGATAAAGACGTAATCCCATACCGAGCTTGGAAAGAATTACCGTCACTGCGTCCACTGATATTTGCATTAATGAGACAGGTTGAAGCTGTCAGGCTAGGTAGAGTGATTATCACTAAGCTACCTCCCGGTGGCAAGATAACGCCGCATATCGACGGTGGAGCACCAGCAGAATACTATCAGCGTTATCAAGTTGCGCTCCAATGCTTGCCGGGGAATGTGTTTAAGTGTGGGCAAGAGGAAGTCGGTTTCAGGACTGGTGAAATTTGGCAAATCAATAATCGTGTTCTTCACTCAGTCATTAATAATTCTGAAGATGATAGAATTGTCATGATTGTAGATTTAAGAAGTGATTAGATGAAAAAGCATAGACCGAAGTTATTACTAACTACTCATGTTGAGAAATTTAGTAATTGCTATCTTGAAATGCAAGCTTTGAACAAAGATCATTATGATGAAATCTCAGTACACAAAAAACATGATATTCGTTTAGAACCAGATTATCAAAGATATTTTAAGTTAGAGCAAGACGGTAGTTTATTATATGTAACGTTACGTAATCAGGGAAAAATAGTCGGTTATTACATTGGATTTATACTTCCTGACTTGCATTACAAAAGTTGTTTGAGCGCATTTCAAGATATTCTGTTCATTAGTCTGAAGGCCAGAGGACAGAACGCTTTTCCTTTACTTGTGGACGCTGTAGAATGTGAAGCGAAACGACGCGGTTGCAAGCGTATTACTTTTGGCGTTAAAGAAAAACATAAATTACACATGCAAAAACAATTATTAGATTTATATTACGAACCTTTTGAAGTCCATTATTGCAAATGGTTTTAACTGAAAGATTTTAAAATGGTAGCTGTTGCTGTTGTAGGGGCTGGTGTTGTAGGAGCAGCGTCTACCGCTTATGCTGCTAATAAAGCTGCTGATGCTCAAACCGCTGCTGCTAATAAAGCTGCTGATACATCCATGGCGATGTATAATCAAACTCGCTCTGATTTATCTCCTTATAGAAATATTGGAAATCAAGCTGCTAGTGACTTAAGCGCTCGCCTTGATGACTTGACTTCTCCTATCGTCATGGATCAGGCCACGCTGGAGAAAACTCCCGGCTATCAATTTAATTTGTACCAAGGTTTAAAGTCTGTTCAAAATTCTGCGGCTGCTAGGGGTTTGGGCACTTCTGGAGCGGCTTTAAAAGGTGCGGCTACATTTGCGACTGGATTGGCTGACAATACCTATCAGAACCAATTTCAAAACGCTGTGACTAATCAAACCAACGCCTACAATAGACTTAAAAGCTTGGTCGATACTGGCTCTAATGCCGCAGCACAAACTGGTACCGCTGGTACAAACGCTGCTAATACATCATCTAGTGCTGCAATGGCTGCTGGTAACGCACAAGCTGGTGCAGCAAATGCGATGGGGACAGCAGGTCGCAACTTAGCAGATAGTGTAGCTAGCGGATATATATATAAAGGGTTGTACGGTAATAATGCTGACTCTGGTGGTTCTGGCGTTGGCACAGGTGGTTATAATTATTTAGATGTAATGGCTAGATAAGGTAATTTTGAAATGGCCGAAATAACAGCAGACATTTCTAGTTATCCAAAGCCTACTGAGCCTCCCGGGCTAATAAGCCAAGTTAAAGATTTGGCTGGATTACAACAGCAAAAACTAGGAATAGATAAACAAAAGCTTGATTTAGTCAACCAACGTTTTGGTTATCTGGCTAAGGGTTTAACCAGCTTATCTGCTGATCCTGATTTGAATGAAGATAAAATTAGGAAGTATGCAACAGACATGGTTAAATTAGGTTACATACCTAACGACATGGCTGCTAAATTTATTAATTCGTTACCTCCTACTCAAGGAATGGCTCCTGCGCAAGCTGCTGCTGCTTTAAAAGCTCCTTTACAAGCTGCGATGCAGCAAGCTCAAACCATGCAAGAGGCTATTCAATCTCATTACGGTACCATTCAACAACAAGGTGATAACGCTAACGTTTATACTGGCGTCCAAGCATCGCCAATGATGGGTGGTGATTTTATTCCGAAGACTGTAACACCACAGCAGTTACCACCGACTACCCCAACAGTCAATAACGATCCGAATAGCCCTAATTACTTACAGCCCGGTTATGTCGGTCCTAGTGGTAATCCGGGGCCTAGAAGTCTATCTAGGTCTATTGCTCCTGCTTTACCTGATGATATGGTTTCTGATCCTTCACAAGGTAATTTAACAAGTCGTTCTGCACAACTAGCACCTACTGCTAGGAGAGGTTTGAGTCGTGCTGTCAGCGGTCCTATTGGTGGAACTAAAGAACGAGTTGATTTAGAAGGTACAGAAACTAAGCCAGCTTCATTCAATGATCGTTTTAATTCTTCATTTCCCAATAGAGTTGTTACAGGTGCTGCGCCGGGAGTAGCAGCAGCTATTCAAACTGTTGGTGAGCAATCTGGTAAAGACTATGCTTCTGCATTGGCTCGATCACGCAATTTCCAAGCTGATTTGTATCCGGCTGAAGCTGCTTTAAAAGCAATCCATGAATTAGGGCCACAAGCTATTGGCCCCGGTACAGATCAATTAAACGATCTTAAAAGAGCTATTGTGACGTGGCTGCCTAACGCTGATCCTAAAACAATTGAACAAGTTTCTAATTTTGATCAGATTAAAAAGTATTTAACTCAGGTAGCTAGAACGTCAGGTAACACAGGAACTAATGATCAATTAGCCGCAGCGTTTGACGCTAATCCTAACACTAAAATGTCTACTGCTGGTGTTGATACTGTTTTAAAATCTATCATTGCTTTGCGTAAAATGGAACATGCTCAAACATTATTGTTTGGTGAGCAAGGTTTGCCACCAAATCAATTTTCTCAATGGGTAGCTAAAAATCAAAATGTGTTCGATCCTAGAGCGTTTGGCTTTGTTGACATGGATAGAAAAGCTCAAGATAAACTTATTAAAAACTTAACTCCATCGCAACGTAAGAAATTTGAATATAGTCTAGAATTTGCTCAACAAGCTGGACTGATCGAACCTCCGAAGCTCAAGCAATAGGTTTATATTGTGGGCATTATTGAAGATTATTTAAAAAGCTCTAACGATGCTGACTTATCGACACAAGGCAAAACTAGCGTTGATTCTAGCATCATTGATCAATATTTAAATGATCCTGCTGACACTGAAAAATCATCGATACAAAATTTAGGTAATTATCCAAAACCATTTACCGATGCTGAAACTATAGAAGCTTTAAAACCTAAAGCTAATCCTAGAGATGATGATTTAATAGAGGGTGTTAAAAACTTACCTTATGAATTTGGTAAAGCTACATCTGAAGCTTTTACTTCTGGTTTGTCATCAGTAGGGCAAGGCTTAAAAGATATCAGAAATAACAAGCCAGCTACAGGTGTTGGTGAAATAGGATTAGGAGCTTTAGGCGCAATAACATCGCCTGTCAGTGGTGGTTTAAAAGCTGCTGTAGAAAATCCTGTCACTGAGTTAACTGGTAATCCTGACATCGGCAAAAGAGCTTCCTTAGTAGCTGGTTTTGCTGTTCCTGTGGTACCTAGCGCAAAAGTTGTATCTACATTAGCTCCTAAAAATTCAGCTTTTAGGACATTGATTGAAAGTATCGGTCCTGAAAATATTCCAAGCGTTGTTAGAGAAATGAAGTCTAATCCTCGCTTAACTCCTGCTGACTTATCACCAAAGGTAAAGCAAGACACTCAGCATTTATTTACTGTAGATGGCCCTCATATCAATCAATTGTCAAAAGCTGTTGAAAATAGAACATCAACAGCTAAAAACACTGTTCAAGATATTTATGATACGTCTGCTGGGCCGTCAGTAGACTTAGTGAAAAAAATCAACGATCTAGCTGATGCTTCTAAAGCCGTAGGAGCTAAAGAAATCAATCCAGCTATCGCTAACGCTGGCCCAGTTGATATTTCAAATACATTGAAATCCATAGACGATGTTTTAAAGCCGGGCGTTTTAAAAGTTGGCGATAGTTTGCCATTAACAGAAGTCAAAAAAGAACTATCATCAATACAAAAATCTTTAAGAACTAGCAAAGAATATAACGCGTCTGACTTACACAGTTTTCAATCTGGTTTAAGAAAGACTGCTGGCAACCTATTAAAGAGTACTGATGGCGGCTCTAGGGAAGTCGGTAAAGCTTTGATGAATGTTAGAAATAATTTAGTTTCTGACATTGATGTTGCTGCTGGTGGAAAATATAAACCGGCGCTGAGCAAATATCGTGATGAAATGCACATAAGTGATGCTTTTAAAGAAGGATATCAAGGCATTTTCTCTAGCTCTAAAACTATGGAAAATACCCCATCCTTTATGAATAAGTGGTTTGATAGTTTAACTGATGCTGAGAAGCAAGCTGCTAGAGAAGGTGCCAGAGCGTCAATCGCTACTGAAATTGGGGTTGCTAAAAATCCTGCATTAGCAGGAGAAACTTTGTCACGCTCAGATTTCAACAGAGAGAAATTAAAAATTTTATTTGGCGACAAAGAAGCTACTAACCTAATAACCAAATTAGAACACGAGCGAAAAATAGCTGATACTAATAATAAGCTTATTCAAGGCTCGCAAACGGCTATGAGAAGCGCTAGCAAAGCTTCTTTTGATTTACCTAAACCGTCCGATCCTAGCAATTTAATCCCTCCTGCTATGATGGAAGGGGCTAGCTTGATAGCAACAGGCGCTCCCGGTCTAGGGACTGGAGTTTATTATGGATTGCGTGGAATATCTAAGTTAAAAGATACCATCAAAGGTAAATTACAGCGCGAACATAATGCTCAATATACAAAATTAGCATTGCCCACAAATGAACCTGATCGCCAAGCTTTAATCAGGTCCCTTGAGGCTGTCGCCTCTAGACCTCCCAAGCAATCGCTGCTCAGACGTGGAGCTTCTACGCTTTCTCAAGTAATTAAGCCGTAGATACCAGTAAACAGGTTCAATCTTCCACCAGACATAAGCAATTACAATAAGTATTGTGGGCATCCAAACATAACGACGAAATTTTAAAATTATTAAAATGATCAGGATTAATACTATGAAATTCATGTATACCATTTTTAAAACTTTTGTTTTTTCATTAATTTTGATCGGTCATGTTGAAATTGGATATGCTCAAACTGCAAGCATTTTGCCGCCAGCTAAGACAACATTTTCAGATCAAAATGGCAAGCCTTTAGTTTCAGGCACAGTAGATTTTTATATTCCGGGCACTACCACTCGTAAGATGACATGGAAAGACGCTGGTCAAAGTGTTCCTAATTCTAATCCTGTGATTTTAGATAGTTCTGGTAGAGCCACTATTTTAGGTGATGGCTCTTATAGACAAGTTGTTAAAGATAGATATGGTAATATTATTTGGGATGCTTACACTTCTTCTGCTGGTTCTAGTGGTGGAGGAACTACGCCCACTGTTGGCGATGGGGACGCCGTTGGCACTGTTAAAGCTTGGTCTGGTTTTATCGCACCATATGGATATGTTTCTGCTTACGGACAAGAGCTTGTTAGAACATCTTATCCTGAAGCTTTCGCAGTCTTAACTAGTCAGCAAAACGTAAGCTGCTCATCTGGTAGCCCAACTTTGACAGGAGTAGGAGCTACCACTCAATTACCTATAGGCTCTCCTATTGAAAGCTCTTGTTTAAATTCTGGAGCGACGATTATTTCTAAAACTACATCCACTGTAACAGCATCTTCTAATGCTATCATTTCTACTACTACAACAGCTAGATTTTTCCCATTTGGTAATGGCGATGGTTCTTTAACTTTTAATGTGCCAGATTTGAGAGGTCGCGTTATCGCTGGTAATGATATCATGGGAGGTGTAGCCGCAAATCGTTTAACATCTACTTATTTCGGAGCTAGCGCGGACGCACTAGGAGCTAGTGGGGGTACTCAAAGTCATACTTTAATTCAAGCCGAATTACCTGCTGTCGCTCCTACAGGCTCTGTTGCTATAAATGATCCGGGACACACTCATAGCACGACAAACTTAATAAGCTCTAGTGTCCTAACGGGCGCTGGTGGAACTGAAGGTTATGGCGGGGGTGGTGGGGCTCACCAGCAAACTATCAATGGTTTCTCGATCAATACGGCTTTTACAGGGATTACTGCCACATTTAATGGAAATAATTTAGGTTCTGGCTCTCCACTTTCAATCGTGCAGCCAACTCAAACATATAATTATATCATTAAAGTCATTCCAGATACTAATCCTAATTCATTTTTTGGTGTAGCATCAATTGGAGGAATGTATGGTGTTATAACCTGTGGAACTGGTATTACGTGTACTGGTAATGAAATATCTGCGGTGTTTTCTACACTCCCCACACCAACTCCGACGACATTGGGAGGGGTGTTTCAAAGCACCGCGCCGGCTAATGAATTTGTCACTGGTGTCGATTTAGCTGGTAATCTTACTCATAGTGGTGGTGCAACTACAGTTAATGGTCAAACTTGTGCTATCGGTGGAGCATGTTCAATTCCTGTTGGTGTCCCCGTTGGTACATCAGGGCAAATACAGTATAATAATAGCGGGGCTTTTGGGGGTTTTACCGCTAGTGGTGACGCTACAATAAACACGTCAACAGGTAACGTTATTGTCACTAAAACTAACGGGATAGGTTTTTCTCCGTCAGCCACTACAGATACAACAAATGCGTCAAATATTGCTTCAGGTACTTTAAACACAGCTAGACTACCTTCACCATTTACTAGCGGTACTATTGCCGGGAACACCTCTAATTTTGCAACGGTCTCAGGATCAGCTACATCGGGTAATTGTGTCCAATTTGATCCAAATGGAAATATCACTGCTGCTTCTTCACCTTGTGGGAGCGGCGGGAGTGGCGCTCAACCTTATGTAATGCCGTCTGATTTTGGTATTACATGTGACGGTACTACCGATTGGCATACGCAGCTTCAAGCTATGATTAATGCATCGGCCGGAAAAACAATCTACATCCCTCCGGGTCCGGCTTGTTTTTCAAGCGTCACTTTAACGTTGCCGTCCAACACTTCAATAACAGGAGGTGGTAGGGACGTTTCGATCCTAAAATCTAGCGCTAACCCTGCCATTTCGATTACAAATCAATCTAATATTTCTTTAACTAATTTTGAAATTCTTGGGACCAACGCTGTCACACAATGGCTCACCTCAACGACTGGACCGGTGGCTCTTATTCAGGATAGTTCTGCTACTGCTGCTGGATCGAGCTTCACATTTACCGGCATGACGTTTGCCGGTTTCAATTCATCCTACTGGTTTTTCGTCAGCACGCAAAGTTCAACGTTTCCGCTCTATAATGTAACTATCAATAATAATCAGTTTCTTTCTGTCGCAGCTAACATTCCAACTGATGCAAATCATATCAACAATACCAATTATTTTCTTGTACTTTATAGCAATACCGCAGGGAACGGACAGATTACAAACTTGGACGTCAGCAATAACTACATGGACGCTAACTCCATGTGTTTTGGCATTCAAAATTTCGCGAACACATATAAGTTCAGATTTGCCAACAATAAGATTTTGAATCCCGGAGTCACCGCCCCAGTCAACCACTGCACTAACGGTCTAAATGCTACAAACGCATACGGGATATCTGTCTATGATCTGAATGGTGACGGCAATCCTGCGACGGACGGCATTGTTTCAGGAAACTACATCTTAAACCCGCAAGCGTCTGGTATCTATTGGGTGGGAAATCCGAGTACAGCTTTAGTTGATAACACGACACGATCTAGCATTACCAATAATCTTATTGTGGGTGAAACCTATAGCGATCTTTTGCTACCGCGAGGGGCTATCGTTGTCGCTAACACAACTGATGTATCTATAATCGGCAACTCTGGATATGTAAATCAAACATGTATAAACTTACACGGGCAAAACGCTGGTGAGGTGTCGGTACAATCCAATCACTGCGAAAGTAACGCGGGCGGCGCCATTGGAATGCAAATGTCGGCGCTTGTCAGCGGTACAGCAAACGCTAGTAGATTGGATATTCTCAGTAATTACTTTAGCGCACCAACTGCCGTACAATATCAATCATCTTCATCCGGTAAGTTTAATGAAGTCAGCCTTTCAAATAATACGTTAATAGGGTCAACATCTAGTCTTTCAGCAGCCAATCAATTCTTCATTGGAGTGAATAATATTTCAAATAACTCAATGAGAGGGGCTGGTACTTCTGATGTATCTGGACAGACTGGTGGTAGTACATTATTAGTTAACAATTTAGGTTTTGGAGCAACACTAACAGGTGTCGCAACACCGGCTAGTGGAAGTAGTGTTTACATGTCAGACGGCGCTCCGGGCACTAACCCTTGCACTGCTGGTGCAGGAGCAATGGCGTTAAGACAAGTTGGCAAGTGGGTTTGTTATTAGCACAGAAAGATATTTGAAATGCTATTTTCACTATTCAAAACTGACATTTTGTACGCTCAAAGATTATTGTCTAGTGCAAATTTATATAAAGATAAATTAGACGGTAAATATGGTAAAAATACTAAAGCTGCTGAAGATGAATTTGAAAATTTGTATAATCAGTATGCTAAAAAATATGGCTCATTCGATATGCGATCAGAAGGCATCATTCAAACTTTATTGCCACAAGCCCAAGTAGCAGCACGACACTTCATGCAGTTAGCTAGTCATGCTCCATTTACTGTCAAATTGATTTCAGGAACTAGAAATTATGCTGAGCAAAATATTTTATTTAACAAACGTCCTAAAGTAACCAACGCTAGAGGAGGGCAATCTAATCATAATTTTGGCATAGCTTGGGACGTTGGTATTTTTGTTAATGGTAACTATTATACAGGTAAAAATAAAAGAGAAGAACAAGCTTATATTAATCTATCTGAGTTAGTCATGCCCACATTAGGAAATCTGTTAACTTGGGGAGGAAACTGGAAAAATCTGGTGGACCGCCCTCACTACGAGGTTACAACAAACAAATCAATTTCTCAGGTTCGTAAACTATTTGAAGCTGGTAAACCTTATATTTAACAGAGGATTTTTAATTATGCCTAATTGGTCTCAAGTCTCTGGTGTCATTGAACGTTTGATTACCGCTGGTGTTATGTTCGCTGTTGGCAAAGGTTGGGTTACTGGTGGCGACGCTGCTAATTTGATTGCGCTAATTGTGGGCATTTCAGCAGCACTTTACGCTTATTATGTTAATCGCGCTACAAATCTTGTTAAGCAAGCTGCTTCTGTAAAAGATACTACAGTTGTTACCAATCCTGACATCGCTTATAACACAACCCAAAAGAATATTGTTTCCAATACAACTAATAAGGTTCAAATGAAATGAGAAGGTTAATTATAATTTGTTTTGCTACTTTTATGCTAGCTGGTTGTCAAAATGGTAACATTTTTGCTAGCATTCAAAATCCTGTTGGTAATAATACTTTAGCTGGTGCTATCAGCACTTATGGTATTTTAGATACTGCTGTTATTGCATATCGTGGTTTACCGCGCTGTACTAAAGAAAATAATTTTTCGATCACTAATGTTTGTTATAAGTGGAGTGTTCTTACACAAGCTCAGGCTTATGACAAAGCGGCTAACGCTTCTATTAATCGCGCTGTCGAATTTCAGCGTAATAATCCTACTTTAGATGCAAGTAGTTATATTACTGCTGCCACTGCTGCTGTTAGCACATTTAAAGATTTTGCCGTGGCTGCTAAACTGCCGGGAGTACAGTAAATGGAAGCTGCAACAATCGTTCAAATCATCAGTGCCGTTTCTAATTTGATTGTGACCGCTGCTCCGATTGTGATCAAAGCTGAGCAAAACGCTAAGCCTTTTGCCGAAGCTATTGTTAATATGTTTAAAGGCAGCGAGTTGACTCAAGCTGATATTGATAATTTAATTGCACAAGCGAACGCTTTGTCGGCTCAAATCCAAAGTCCTGATTTTGTTCCTCCTCAACAAGCTGACGATGTTTAAAAGCTAATAAGGCTATGGCAGATGGACGTTACGGCGTTACCAGATTTGATTAAATCATTAGGACCGTCTGCCATAGTTGCTATTGTATTATGGGTGATGTTACAGAAGTCAGAAAAAAGAGAAGAAAAAAAAGATTTAAGAATACAAATGTTAGAAAATCTTCTGACTGAAAGTTATGGAGAGAGAATAGAAGCTGCTGACCAAATAGCAGAAGCTATGCACTCTAATGCTAACGCTATTCACATGTTAACGACAGAAGTGAGGTCTCTCAAATGAACGATGTGATAAGCCAAATCAGGCGTATATTTTCAGATGATGGAAAGAGTGATAGAGATTTTACAAAAGAAGAATTAAAATTAAGATTAGCTAACGATAAGCTAAAAGAAGCCACGTCAAAGTTTATTGACGCAGCTTCTATGTTGTCAGATACGATCAGAGCGCAATCAAGAATTTAAACTTTCTCATATTGGTACTTTGTCTTAACATCAGACGTAAAGAACTTTCCTAGACCTTCAGTCAATGTAGACATGTGATCAAATACTTCTGCTGGTACATCAAAGTATTTGTATTGACCACCATTGTTAAACATTACAATAAGTTCTTTGCTTTCTCGATCATAAGTAATTGAACTAATCATGCTTGAATTGCTCACGTTGACAGTTTCCATTTTCATTTCTCTTTCTGTATCGTTTAACGTCCATCGCGTTTTTCAGCTTATCTCTTTTTACTCTGCACTTCAAGCAATATTTTGGTGGATGGGTAACTTTTTCTCTAGTTTCAGTATCTCCACATGATAAGCATTTTAATGTGAATTGTTGCTTTAAATAGTTTTTATCGTAGCGCATTGATTAATGTTTGTCGAGTGCGTCGAGTTGAGTGGCGGTCGGAGGGAACCAGCACATCTCGTTGATCGTCTTGGCTGGGTTCAGCCCAGCCGGACCACGGTCACGAGGAACGATGTCAAAGCCGCGCTCATGAAGCTCACGCGCAAGAGACCAACCAAGATCAATTAAATCACCCCCTGGCTTCGCCGCGCGGGCAGCCTCACCAAGTCTCCAAGCATATTGGTTATTCATCTCACTTCTTCTCATCGGATTGGGCTAGAGCGGCGTGGCCTGGCGGGACGGCCATAGCTATCCGTTGGGAACGGATGATATCTACCGTTCGCGTCGAGGCGAAAACTGAACCAATGCGGCAAGCACCACATCCACAAAGAGAGGCATAGCCTTGTCAGCCTACGCATCGCGGCCTCCGTCGAGCGTGGCGAGGATGGCGTCGGCTTTGGCGAGTGCTCGGCGCTTCCACAGGTCTATGTAGAACGGTTCTTGAGCAAGGTTGTTTGGTTCAAATGCAGACGGATCAATTATTTGAGCCACTATCTCTCGCCGATCAGGAGTAGGACATCCTCGCGGTTCTTTGCCGCCCCCAGATTTCTTCGCCTCGTCTCCGCAGGCGGAGAGGGCGGCGTTCACGAGTGCGCGGATAGACTGGATGCGCTCACAATCCGTCAAACTGTCTTTGCGTGACGCATACTCGATCTTCTTCAACACCTCCCGCAGCCGCGCCTCTGCGCTGGCGTTGGTTGCGTCGGTAGGCTTGGAGAGGGCGACTTCGCGGGGCATAGCTTCTAAAACACTTTCAATTATTCTGATAGTTGTAATGTCTGGTGAGTATCCACATTCTCTATTATATTGAAGTTCTTTAATGCTTTGCTTTAGCGCTTCTTTTGTATCCATTAGAAAAAACTCACTTGTTTTTGACGTTGATAGAAACCAACATCGTACAATATTTCGTTACACTTGTCAATATACCACTCATAATTTAAATCATCAGGAATGCTTTCAGGTAAATCCATGCAAGGCATACAATTATCAGTTTCAGCTACTTTATTACCAGAAGTTATATATTGAATACAATCATAACTCTTATTTGAATAGTACCAGCGAACAACTTTTCCTAAATACTCTCCTCTAAAAGCTGCTCCACCTTTGACGTTTCGCACCACTATAAATCTAGTGATGTCTGTACACTCTCGTATAGTCTTTTCGTAAGGTGTACCATTAATCAAAAACAATTTGATAGCATCTGAACAGATTAGATGGATAGGGTTATTGTCGAGTTGTGTTCCTGATTGCGAGCCTACCTCGCTGTAAGGGCCTTTAACCTTTACGTCCTTTAAGCTCTTAGCATCTTTCTTGACAGCGAAGTAAGCGTTCACATCACGCGCATAATAAGCAGAATAATCGACATCTTCCAATTGAAAATTGGTCGCAGTCTCCCATTGCTTAATAGTGTGGGAAACTTTATCTTCGTATTCATCTTTATAATATACAACTAAACCATCCGTATTAGCTGATACAATTTCCATATCTTGTAATTCAAACATTTCAGCTAGCAAAAGAATGCTCAACTGTCCGGTTAGGTTCATTTGAATAGTGTGACCGGGAGAATACATTTTAGACCATTCGTCACTGAATTTACCTGACACACCGTTTAAGAAAATCTTCAATCCTTTATCTTTGGTAAATAATCCATTCTTTTTAGCATATACTCGTTGATCTTTAAAACCTTTATATATGGTTAGAAAGTTTGGTCCCATCGCTATAGGATAAAGTTGCATGTTTAAAATAGCGTTTGGGTAATAGCTAGTAACGTCAATATCCTTTAAACGGTATCCATTGATAGCTTTATAAGCTTTACATTTATCCTTAGAATGCAATCCACCAATACCTAAGCTGTACCAACTGTTACCAATTTGAACAGGTTCTTCTAATTCTTTAGGTGGAATGATCTTGCCATTATTACCTAATATAAAATCAGCTTTTATTACTCTCTCTAAACACTTCTGCATAGACTGAGTTTGATATTTTAAATAAGGCTGTATTGAATATTTATAGACAGTGCCACTTTCGATTTCAGGACGCTTAACCCATCGCTTATTGAGCTTTCCAACTTCCTTACTGATAACAACTTCAGCCATTTGAGCATCAGACTTACTCATCAAATCTTCATTATATTCTAATGAAATATGCTCACGTAGTTCTAACCGTTCTTTACAAAATTTAAATATTATTTCTGTAACGTCTAAATCATTGTAATTGTAATCGTCTACGATTGGTCTTTGCCATTCTTCTAACTCAACATTATCTGGAAATGGTAAGTCTTGAAGACGTGGAGAATGAAGCCGGGCACCATAGAGCTTGAGAGAACCTTTTAATGGACAGACGTTAAAAAGATCGACGTGCGAGCGATCAGGCACCTTGTAGCAGGTGAAGCCAAATTCCTTCTCTATTTCATTCGTTCGCTTCCCGCTTTGGATCAGAGCGTTGCTCACGGCTTTCAGAAATTCAGGATGATCGTTAAAAAACCATGCCCACAGCATAGGCAAATCATAAAGGATGGAATTAAAGCCAACAGTCCGATAATTGAATAAAAGCCACGAAAGAAGTTGAGGATTAAAGCTGTTGTCAATCTTAAGATATTTACGTAGCTTAACGCTCTTAAATCCAAACATAGCGTAGTTTGGGTACGCTTCACAGTCGAGGATTAAATCTGAACCTGTGTTGTTCTGTATTTCAGCTTGTGTTAAAAATTCTCTTTTGATTATAGGTCTGGGCTTATAAGGTTTTAGCTGGACGCCTTTTCCTATCATTAAGCGTCCATCGTCATTTAGGAGCATTATTCAACTCGCCCAGCGATAGCACCTCTAACCGAATCACCATAAAAATACATCATCTTTGAATTGTGGTGAGGAACTAGAAAATCAACTTGTTTGACAAATGGTTTTACAATTTTCAATTGTTTGATGTTCATGATTGGCCCCGGTGGCAATCCGTACACTTCATAACTAGCACCTTTATCAGGTGAAGGATGAGAGCGCATACAATTTGTATCGAAATAAACGTTTCCATCTTCTGAGAACGGTTCAAGGCTGCTGACAGCTTCATAGAAGCCTTCTGGTAATTGCCATAAGTTGCACTTCTTATCTAGAATTGAACTAACATCGGGCCATTGACTGTCAAAGAATTGGCTCTTAATCCAGCTATTATCTTCGTAATAAAATGTGCAAGATGAATTGCTAAAGCCAAAGCTTTTTAATGCTTTTGCGTTGCTCACCAGCGGACTGATGATGGCTTTCGGCAGAGCTAATGTGGGCAAAGATACACCATGATAGGATTGTAAAATTAATTTTCTGTCTGTAGCGGTAACTGATCCATCACTGATTAAGATAGAAGCTGTTACTACGCTTTCCTCATTTTCAGTTATCGCTGACACATTTGAAATAGCTGTTTTAATTCTGTCGTCTATACTAGCTATAGCATTATCAGGTGAAGTTCTCATGACATCTTCAACTGGCATACATGGGACTAGCGCTCTGAACTTACCTGACTTTACAGAAAGCTTTCCATCTAGTTGAGTGATTGAAAGGTTCTCGCTACATTTATTTAAAGCTGCAATCATCAGCTTAGCTTTAGGATACGCAAACAGATCTTCTTTGATAGGCTCACCCATAGAGATCACATGATTAGTCGCAACAGCCCAATTGTTTTGAAATAGAACATTAGTTTCCCAAGGATAACCATCATCCTTGAAGATAGGAGACATAGACTTTAAGCTGGCTAATAATTTACTATCAGTAGCTTTTGCTTTAGGCCGTTTCATTTATTTATATCTCAGAAAGGAATGTCAAAATCATCCTCGTAAGCTTCACAACTATAAATTAAAACTTCAGTAGGAGGTTTAGCATTAAACTTACCGCACATATCTTTGCCGTAAGCCCAATGCTTACAGTTTAAACAATTCTGATATGGAAAATCAGTTGACTTTTTGTCAAACAGTCTAGCTATAGTTGTTTTAATATTATCAATATGGTCAATTCTCAATTTTGGTTTAGGTTTAACATAGGCCATGATGACTAGCCAATAAATAACGCACAGCTTCAGTTATATTCCATTTTTCAGGAATTAAAAATTTAAAATCAAGATCAGGATTTTTAAAATTAAATTCTTCTATTTTATAGAATGAATACGGGTCAGATATGTAAGATGGAGGCTGGTTTGTAATTATATTTTCTACACTAAATACAAATTTGTTTGGTACTCTGATGATATCTCCTTTACGATAATCATAATCTACTTCTATTATTTGACCATCACACCTACCACCGATACATTTTAATTTCATATTCAAAACTCCGAGCTTAAAACTTCAGGTAGATTACGTCCATTATACATTCTATTTAAATGCACTCTTATTCGTCTAGGTGGTCTTAACTGTGATACCATAGATAAAGCGTCTGCTGTTGTCTGAGGAGGCTCAGTAACACTCCGCATTCTCCACCAATCATAGAAATGCTTTTTCATTTTGCTTTCAGGAAATACTAGCTCTTTATATGCATCTAAGCCACAGAAGTATGTCGCGACAACATAAGGAGCTTTACCTTCTTTTTGCTTTCTTCCATACGTCACATAAGTCACATTAAAAGTTTCGATAATTGGCTGCTCATAATCTTTAATTAAAACCTCTGTGCCAGCAGTTTCCTTAATTTTAACTTGGAATGCAAACGGCTCTCCACACATATCACATGTAATAGCTTTGATATGATTATAAACGCCACAAGCCTCACAAATCTTTACAGGAAGATCGCCGCCTTTATCACCTTTCTTTCGAGGAATAACAGGATCGTTCACACAACCCAATCTAGCGGTATTGCGAGCATGATCTAAGACAAGACAATTTTTTTTATCTGTATTAGTTCTAGTGCCTCTACCTAACATTTGAACATGAAGGCTGACACTCATAGTCGGCCTTAGCATTATTATTAAATCTATACCTGGATGATTAAAGCCAGTGGTTAATTTTCCATAGTTTGCGATAGCTCTTAACTTATAAGATTTGAAAGCTTCTATAGCAGCTTTGTTGTAATCTGGTTTTTGTTTAGAGTGTACAGATGCACAATCAATACCTAATTGGTTAAGCATTTCTGCTATATGATCGGCATGGCCTATACCAGACGCAAATATTAGCCATGATTTTCTATTCTGTCCGTAATAAATAGCCTCCTGCAAAGCTTTCCAAGTGATTTCAGCTTTATCAACTTCATGCTGTAACTGACTTTGAATAAATTCGCCTTTTTGAATGCCAACGTTTTGAGTGTTTAATTCAGTTTGAGTTTTTTTTGGGATTAAAGGACACAGATAGCCATCTTTTACTAGCTTATTAAAATTTTCTAAGCTTGTTAGATCATGAATAATTTCGTCCCAAAGTTTACTTTCCGTCAGTAAGCCCATACCTGATCTAAACTGAGTAGCTGTTAAGCCTATCACTTTTAGCTTGGGATTTATTTGTTTTAATTCATTAATAAACCTTATGTACATAGAAGCATCTTGATCAGAAATCATGTGAGCTTCATCTACCCACAAAATATCTCTATGACCGAAATGAGCAGCGCCTTTTCTAATTACACTTTGTATAGTCCCATATATTATGGGCTGATGATAATCTTTTCTTTTTAAGCTCGCGCTGTATATTCCTAATGGCGCTGTATTCCAAATAGAATTTAAAGCTTCAGCGTCTTGAGATACTAACTCTGACGAATGAGTTAATAGCATAAAGCGTTGATCTGGCCATAATCTGATCGCTTCTCTGATGAAAATAGCAGGGCAGACCGATTTACCTACGCCTGTAGGCCAGCATAACAATACGTTCCCTTTACCGCCGTTGGCGTAATAATTCCAAAGCGCAGTCAATCCATCAATTTGATATTGTCTAAGCTCTATCATTTGTTTGATTTATTTTTAGCCAACACTGGATTTCCACTATTAGTCATAAAGTATGACCAAAGTGCTTGTAATTGTTCTTCTTGGTAAGGTCTAAGTTGCATATTTTTTCAAATAATCAATAGCTGAACTTAAAATTTCTATGCGGTCTTTTGCTTTACCTAGCAGATGATTACAATTATTACACAGCAACCCTCTGACTATTTTAGTCTTATGGCAATGATCTACAGATAAAATTTTTGTTTCTTGAGTAGCTCCGTCTATGGTAGTTTCTTCTTCTTTACAAATAGCGCAAACAAAATTTTGGTCTTTCAATTTATCATCGTAATCTTTTTCAGTAAGATTATATTTATTTAGCCGATGCCTTCTTTTGTTAATAGCTCTATATTCTTTTAGGCATTCTACGCATTGATACGTAGATTTATATCTATAAGATATGTGGCCTTTATTACAAGGAAGCCATGTAAAATAATATATTTCTTCAGATGACATTCCAATCCTCACAACCTTTAGCAATGAAATCTTTAGGAATTAAAGAATTGTATCTACTGCATAACCATTCAGCATTGTCAATAGCTACTGCTGATCTACAACTTCTACAATTCTTTTGAGGGATTTCGTTTTGATGGCAAATGCCTAAAAACGTACAAAATTTACATTCCCAATAAGCTGAATTTTCGCTAATTTTAGCTGGCGGGTCTTTTGCTGTGATTATTTCATTAGCTTTTATTTCTAATTGCCTTCCTAATAGCCAATCGAGCCTGATCACTTCAACCTTTATGTCATCATCATTTTTATTCTCTGGAAAGTAGATACCGTATTTAATGTTCATGTGATAAGCATAGCCTGACATTTGGGCAAAATGTTTAGGTTTGGATTTATGAATGCCTTTATTTAAAAGGTCGATAAATGATTTGCTGTTATGAGTTTTAAACTCTAACAAAAATTTTTCATCACTCCAAGGTGTGATGCTGATACCGTCACAGCTACCACCATAATGCCCCATCACACTAGATACGCGGTATTGCTTTCCGTTTTCATCAAATCTATTAACTTTACAGCCAATACCTTCTAGGTAATTGATAAAGCGTTCTTCCTCACGATGCCCGCGCTTGAACAAGCGCAACATTCGACCGTCAAATTCTTCAAATTTTACCCATCTAAATTTATAGTAAAGCTGTCTCATACAAGGTTCTCCAATTTCAGAGATACCTAAATGAGTCCGAGGTTTATCCTTTAAAGTTTTAACTGATAATTCGTCGATCCCGTCATTGATTTTATCAGCAATGTCTTTTAGATCGCTGTCGCTTAATTGTGTGGGCATTGTGAGCCTCAAAATAAAAAATGAGTTGTTAATAGTGCGGCTATTAACAACTCTAGTTTAAGCTCCTGTTTATATTAGTCTATAGTGGAGCTATTACTTCTGCCATGGAGCGGTCTGTGGCATTCCACCAGCATTCTGCTGCCAACCGCCACCCTGCTGCTGCGGCTGAGTTTGCTGCTGTACAGCACCGCCACCAGCATTCCAGCCACCAGCAGCATTGTTATCAGGCTGATTTGTATTCACTTGCTGTCCAAATCCACTGTTCTGCTGCTGTGTTGTCTGAGGCTGATTTATAGGCTGCTGCTGAGTAAATCCAGAGCTAGCATTGGACTGTGGAGCACTCTGCTGAGTAGGATCATTACCATTCTTATCGTAAATCTTCTTTACTTCAACATAACCACCTTCAGGCTTTTCAGCAGATGGCTCTTGACCCTTCTGGAAGCCAATATCCATCAAACCAACACCTCCACGCAAAGCAGCACCATCATTTTTAAAGTCAACTTGGAAAATGCCTGTAGCGTGGCACAATGCCGAAAGTTGACCCTTGGAAACACTACGTGCCGCTTCGCTCTGGTTCCAAAGATTATAATTGATCTTGATGCTACCAGCAGCCGAAGACAGTTCAACCACAAACTTACCACCGTTATTGTCCTTGGTAGGTTCAACAACAGTATTGGTAATAGTGAACGGAAACTTATTTCCAACAGGATGCGCACCGCCACTCTGCTGCGGCTTTACTTCATTAGCATTGAAAACTGCGTCGAAAGGCATGGTAATTAATCCTTGTAAATCGTAGAACGAACAGCGCAATCTTTAGCTTCCAAAAGCTTTCTGAGAGCTACAGTTCTTTCAGGGTTTTGAGGAAAGTTAGTCACGATATAATGAGCTAAATCGTGAAAAATTTTGCTAGCATTTTGCAGATGTTCTGGCAAATGTTTATATTCAAAGAATTGAAGCATTCTGTCCATCAGCCCCACCCTTCAATCTTAGGCTGATCAGTTTTATCAACAGGTCGTTCCTCAACATCATTATTGTTATCATCAACACGTTTATTCAGACGCTTAGTTAGCTCGTGAATACGTGACGACTTATCAATGCTATAACGTCCATCATCACTATAGTGATGATGATTAATCAACGCCTTCAATTCTTCTTCATCAATAGTAAGCTTAAACGTTCTCATTTTAGTCCTTTCTAAGCCATTACTTTTTTAATCAAATCTGCGAAATTTGGCGGTTCAAACTCTGCTGCTTTTCCTGTCCTTTCTCTGGCTATAACGCTCATGTCACCTTTACACCTAAAAGCCAAAGCCTCTCCAACTCCCGGAATAGGCACTTTAGCTAGATGCAAGATAGCGTCATAAAGATATGGTACATCAGCATTAAGCTGCTGTCCGGGAAAGTACGGACGACGCGTAAATACGCCATTAATATTAGCTAATTCTTCTTTAGCTATCAAATAAGTGTGTTTCTGCTGAGTGAAATACAATCGGCGCAAATGTGTCATGGTTCTTTCAGCCATATATCCATACTGCTGTAGACCATGCTTAATGTTTACTTTAGCAGCTTGAAGATATATGTCTGGCATTTGACTAATGCTATCTACAATCAACGTGTCAAAATTTTTAACTTCGGCTGATCCGAAGAACCAGAGGAAAAAATCGTCAATCGCTTTTTCTGTAAACGCTTGATATGTCGGAATGGTACTGCCGCGCATAGATAGCATACCCGGCTCACAAGCTAACATCAAAGGTCTTGGACAAGTATTAGCTAGTGGTGTATTGTGAGTAACTGTAAAATCTCCTAACATGAATAATTTATTTGAGCCTTCTAACTCAAATCCGTAGTATTCTCCAAAACCTGCCGACTTTACAGTAATACCTGTAACTAAAGCGTCTTTAATTTGTTTTCTTTTAGACGCTTGTTTTCTTTTAAGCTTAGTTGGAATTATATCTGTATTTCCAGAAATTGAAACTTTCCAATAAACTCCCCATACACCATTATTTACACATTCTTTGTTAGTTTTTTTCTTATAAGCAGCTAATCCTAACGATCTAGCTAGATAGCAAATATCATCAGCTAATATTTCAAGCTTAGTAGAAATTTCAAAACAATTAGTTCCTAAGTAGCCATCACTGTCGATTAAACCAGCGAGCAATTGAAGTCTGATTTCCTTAGAGTTAGTCTTATAAACAAACGGTATATGTTTATTATTAAATAATGAGTAACTATCAAAATGAGCGTTTAGTTTATTATTAATTTTTTGAGATTTTGTACTAGACAACCTATATCTAGGACACTTATCGCCATTGACATATGTACGTAAAACTAAACCATGATACCAACATTGGTCATTTAAAAAATTTACAATTTCTTCATCTTTAGTATGAAAAGCAAGTTCATCGCTAGAACCATCACCTAACCAAATGCCTAACAAATATGGATTGACAGTTATATTTTTTGTAGAAAACTCTACACCTGTTCTCCATCCTTTAGCATTTTTTCTAAAGTTTTCAGTTTCATTAAAATATTGATCTATTGTGACTTCTACATCATAATTTCTAGTGCTCATTCTTAATGATAAAATATGAGAACGATTAACTCTATAAGTTTCACCTTTATTAGGTATGATATCAAACATTTCTTCAAAGCCATGAGCCAAACCTACAACTCGCCTAGGCAAGCTATCTGGTCCCATCAATAAATCATTTTCTTTTATCAATTCGACAATTTTAATTGAACCATCGAACATTAAAATAGGTGTACCCGGAGCTAAGCATTTACCTGATCCTGCAGCACCATATACGATGCTTTTAACACCATAAGCCTTAGCAAAGTCTCCGGCCGGTTTTAAATCATTCTGGTTCATTGCTAACTAGCCTGAATAATTTCAGTAGTATTAGTTTTACGTTCTATATCAACCCATTTCCAAACATCATTTTCAGGAACTTTAAATGCTTTCGCTACGTGTCGTACCAAATCGCACACCGCCATTCCATACATTTCGTAAGTCATGTCTTTAGACGGATGAATGTGGCATGTTACCTTGTCGTCTTGCTTAAACATAATGACAAGCGGATTTTCAATTACGAAAGGCTCTTGTTTCATTTTTTCTTAGCTTTCGGTTCAACAATACTGAGCGTAGGAGCAGCTTCAGTGATAGTCAGCATGTCAGTTTCAACAATAGCCAAAATATCCTTAGCTTGCTGACTACCTTTAGATGCTTCCTCTTGCAATGTGGTATATTCAGTTTTAAGGAAATTGGGCGTCCACGACACTAGACGTTCAGCGATAAATTGACCTTCATTTCCTACTTTACTAATCTTATCTAGCGCTGCCCAAATCTTGTCATTATCACTATCAAGCTTATAATTGTATTTATGAACTACCTTGGCTTTATAGCCAGCACCTAATTCTACATTGACCGTGCCTTCTGTCTTGTCCGGCACTAAGAACTCAGCGCATACTTTGCGCCATTCCATTTCAAGCTCTTTCCAATGAGTCAGCATGTCCTTTGACTTTTGCCAAAGTAAAAGCATTCCATCTTTATCAAGTGGAAGCTTATTGGCTACAAGTTGAGCTTCAATCTCTTGCGTCAACCAAGCTGGCTTATCAGTAGTCCAAGGTGTAGGAGCGTTCATTTTGATCAAACTTCGTAAAACTTAGGAAATGACTTGGCTTTATCCAGAGCTTTTTCAGCATCTTCTAAACTACTAAAAGTAGTTAAATACTTCCATCTTCCAAAGATAAAACCTTCTTCCCAGCGATACAAAACATAATTATATTTAGGCTCATATTCCAATTTATATTTCATTTTCATTTCCATTCATTTTCAGGAAGCTCAGTAGCTTCATCGCCATTACTAACCAAAGTTAACTTATTCTTAATTTCATCATCACGCTTCAGCAAATCATTCTTAAGCTTATCAGCGTCATTATGATTAATCAATGGTTTTGTAGCTTTAATTCTACCAGCACGATCAAACAACTCTGCTAATTGAATATCAATCATATCCAAAAAAGCATCATCAATTATTTCCCAATCAGCCGTGCCAATAATCTTATTGTGGGCAGAAATATAAACTTTGCGCATATTTGTGCGGCAACTAGCCCAAAGCTGTCTATCGTTTTCATCAATAGCAGCGAGTACCTCGCGAATGTCCATTTGTTATTCCTCATTTTCATTAACATAAATAATTTTACGAATTTGGCTAAAAGCATTAGTTATAGCATTAATCAATGATATTTCAGGTAAAGTGCTGCGGCTCAATCCACACCTAACAACGTCCCATTCTTTAACACTCATTGTGACTTTGAGTGTTATTTGAACATCATCAGGATTTTCAATCATCATTTTTGTTTGCATAAATTACACACCACCAGCTTTATAATTTTGAATATTATCTATCATGAATTTCACAAAAACTAAAGCTTCCGTTTCATTGTCAAATTGCACACTGAAGTTAACGTTAGTAATTTTAGGCGTTTCTAGCTGTACTGGTGACAATGACGGAAACGCTGGCACAGGTGAATTAAAAGAACTAACGCTAAGTGTAACATTCTTCATTTGCTACTTCTCCATTTTAATTTTCCATTTGTTAGCAATTGAGGGTTTATGGTGATTTATATTTAGAGGGCTTTAAGTGTTCCCTCGCATGAGCAAGCCTCCTAAATCGGGTTGAAAGCACCTCACAACGCACTGTGAGTGGTCACAAGCTACACGCTCAGAAAGCTGTGTCAATACACTAAATTCAGATTGCGGAAAGAATTTGTTCGTTTTAGGGTGCTGCCCACAATCTAATGCGTCGCTTTCAGGAGCTTCTCCGGTGCGTCCCTCTCATTTCCCTGTGTATCGCTCCAGCCTGAAGGAAAAGACCGAGGCTTTAGTCCGTGAGCGGCTCGAAACAACAACGCTTAAGGAGCTAGCCGCTCAAACCGGATTGTCAGCAACATGGCTTCAAACCTTAGCTAAAGGCAAATTAAAATTAGCTGATGTTGGTAAAACACAGAAGCTTTATGAATTTTTAATGAATAAGAAGCTAGAAGTTTAAATTTAAGCTTAAGATAAAAGTTTAAATAGAAAGTGTAATTATGCTATCTAAGCTTTACGCTATTCCTGAAGAATTGAGACTATTACCTAATTGGTGTCTTTGGAAATACGAATGGCCTAACGGAAAACAATCAAAGCCTACTAAAGTTCCGTATCAGCCTAATGGTTATAAGTGTGACGTAACTAATCCGTCTAATTGGGTTAAGTTTGATGACGCTTTTAATTGCTTGCAACTCGGTAGCTATGATGGATTAGGTTTCATATTTACCAACACTGGCTACGCTGGTGTTGATTTGGACGATACATCTGTTTTACCAAACGGTGAACCTAATCCCAATGCAGCTAAAGACTACGAGCGACAGCTAAATATATTTAAAGAGTTTGACAGTTATAGTGAGTGTTCACCTTCAGGCAAAGGATTGCACATCATTATTAAAGGCTCTGTACCTCAAGGTCGCAGACGTGCTTTTGTAGAGATTTATTCAAGCGGTCGTTATTTCACAATGACCGGAAATGTTTATCTCAATAAGCCTATTGCTAATAGGCAAGAGTTATTGCAGTCATTGTATGAACAAATGGCTGCACCGCCAAAAATTAGCAATTATACAGGTAATGAACCGGAGACGCAAAACGATGCTGAAATCATCAAACAAGCTTCGAGTGCTAGTAACGGAGACAAATTTAACAGTCTGTACAGCGGCGATTGGCAATCATTGTATAGTTCTCAATCCGAAGCAGACTTCGCAATTATCGACATTATTGCTTTCTATACTCAAAACAGAAATCAAATCGCCAGAATATTTAGAGCTAGCAATCTTGGACTTAGAGATAAAGCTAAAAGGTCTGATTATGTCAATCAAATGATCCAAAGATCATTTGACAGAATGCTTCCTCTTGTAGATACTGAAGGCTTCAAGATAGCGCTAGAAGAAAAGCTAACACAACAAAAATTAGCGGCGTCGGGTAATGGTAGCCCATCAACCTTTGACGTTGACAGTCTTGGTTCAAATCCAAGCGCCGCTACCAATAATGGAAGTGTAGAACAACGGTTAGTTCCCGCCGCTCATAACGGTACAGATGTAGGTTCGAGTCCTACCACTTCCACCATTCTACCACCTCCCGGTCTATTAGGTGAAATCGCGCAGTTTATTTATCAGTCTGCGCCTCGCCCTGTTCCTGAGATAGCCTTAGCTGGCGCTATAGGTTTCATGGCTGGAGTTTGTGGCCGTGCTTATAATGTATCTGGTACAGGTTTAAATCAATACGTATTGCTTTTAGCTAATACAGGTACAGGTAAAGAAGCTTTAGCTAGTGGTATTGATAAGATTGTCAATGCTGTATCAATGCGTGTTCCTGTAGCACCTGAATTTATGGGGCCGTCTGAGATAGCTTCAGGGCAAGCCCTTATAAAATATCTGTCCACTAAATCTCAAAGCTTTGTGTCAATTCTTGGCGAGTTTGGTTTGCGCTTGCAAGCTATGTCAGACCATCGCGCGAATGGTGCTGAAAAGTCGCTTAAGCGTATGTTATTAGACCTCTATAATAAAAGTGGTCATGGGCAAGTTGCTCGCCCGTCTATTTATGCTGATGCAGAAAAGAATACTAATCTCATATCAGCACCAGCATTTTCTATTTTAGGTGAAAGTACACCAGAAACATTTTATTCAGCATTGACTGAAGAAATGATAGCTGAAGGATTATTACCACGTTTCTTATTGATTGAATATAATGGCAAGCGTCCAGCTTTAAATGAAAATCACATGCTCAGTAAGCCAGATGAAAAATTTATAGGTAAAATTGCTGATGTCATGGCTCATGCTAAAACTGTCATGAGCAATCGCGATGTTGTTAATGTTAATATCAGTATTCAAGCTAAAAAAGAGCTAGATGCTTTTAATGTATTAGCTGATTACAAAATCAATTCCACAGATAAAGAAGTCATTCGTCAACTTTGGAACCGTGCCCACATTAAGCTGATGAAGATCAGTGCTTTAGTGGCTATCGGTATCAGTCCTTACAATCCTCTTATAGAGTTAGATCATGTAGAATGGGGAAAGCAGTTAGTGGAACACGATATTAAAGCGTTGTCTGCAAAATTTGAAAGTGGTTCTATAGGTAAAAATTCTGATGAGATTAGACAGCTTGATAAAATGAAGAAAGCTGTAGCTATATACGTGTTAAGTGATATGAATAAAGTTAAGTCTTACATCAAAGGACACGAGAATATGTTTCATGCTAAAACTATACCTCATGTTTATTTTGCAAGGCGTTTGTGTAACGATATAGCATTTAAGAGAGATAGATTAGGAGCAACTAATTCAATAAAAAGAACCATTCAAGCTTTGGTTGATAATGGTTTCTTAGTGGAGATACCGAAGAATAAGACGAGCCAACAGTTTGGCACTTCGCAAATGTCATACATGATAGCGAATATGTCATTGTTGGATGAGTTTGCAGAAGAATTAAAGTAGAAGTGGTTTTTTCGGCGGATATAAAATTATAAATCGATTATAACGCTAAGTCCTTGAAATCGTTCAAATTATGGAGTTTTACGTTATAAACGTCTAAGTCTGAATAAAAGGTGTTAGCACTATTGTTATTTGGTTTTTAATCGACTACTTTAATTGACTACTTTAAGTACTATTCTATATATTATAATAATTATATAATAATAATAAGAAAGAAATCAAAGACTTACGAGTTATAGGGAACCTTAAAAAACAGCCAATTCTTTATACAGAGCTGTAAATCTACCATAAACTTGATAAACTATGGAAAAATTTTCTTCAAACTTCGGTTGACTTTAAAACAATCTTCTGCAAAATAGACTGCTAACTCAGGAGAAAGATTAAATTTATGCGAGATATGTACCAAATTTCTGCAAAACTAGCCAATCCGGCTCCAAAAAGGCCAAAACACAATTTTCCATGGAATGACTTAATTGTGGGCAAATGTTTTCTAGTAAAGCATGATGAAATGAAGCTTAAAACACTCAGAGCTTTAGCTAGCAATATGAGTAGGAAGTTGAATAGGAAGTTTAGAGTAGCTGTTCATGATGATGTCTATGAAGTAGGTAGATTAGAGTGATTGTTTTAAAAATGCAAATGGAGTAATATAAATGAGTGATGGATGGAATGTAAATCATAATCCAATAATTAAAAAGATAGAATTGAGAGATAACAGATGTATTGCTTTTAGAATTGAAGTTTATAAAGAAGATGTCTATGTTAGCATAGCGTCGTCTAGCATTAGGCTAACTAAAGAGCAGTATGAAGAGTTAAGATTTTTTATGGTGATGGGATAAGGCCAGATAGATGATGCTATAGACAAGATGTTAAAGAGTATTTTAGAATACACTGAGCTTATAGCTAAATTTGATTGGAATAATGCTATTGAAGCTGCTGCTAAATTATGTGATTATCCTGATACAGCAGAAGAAATCAGAAAGCTTAAGAAATGATTGATGAAGAATATGGCAATCTATTTCAGACAGATGTTACTAAAGAGCTATTAGGAGTTAAGATGACTGATAATCGATTGATACTTAGGTCTGAATTTGTAGATAGAAGTTCAATTAGAGTAAACAAATTAAAAATTATACCTGCTGATACTTTTGTAAATGTTTATATTGATAGTGGTAAGAGTAAAGAAGGTTTTAGTAAGTATGGTAATATTAGGCTTGATAAACGTCAAATTGAGGAATTAGTTAATTATTTAAACAATTTGGAGTTGTAATGAAAGATTATAAATTTAAGAAATTGATTATTCAAAAGTGCCGTATTTCAAAGATAGCGTTTGATAGTAAGTCTCCACCTATTAAAGACCTTAAGACGAATAAGTTTAACTCAATAGCGCCAGACTTAAATAGAGTTCAATTAAGAGTGCATCAGAAGCCACGAAACAAACCGTCAATGCCTAAGATGCCATGGGACTAAAAATAATTTGAAAAAGTTGAAAATAGATGTTGACAATAAAAACCAAGCTGCTATGTTGAATACACAAACAACGGGGAGAGCAGATGACCTACCGCACATATTCAATTCTGATCGCAGACGGCGATTTCTCAAAGTGGGTCGAAGTTTCGGCGGTGTCCATCGAATCCGCTAAAGCTGATATTGCCGCTGCGTATGGTGACATCCAAGTTGTCCAATGGGGCTGCAAATGATTGACGCTGACGGAAGGCGCATTTGTGATAAGGAAGTGTGGAGCAGATCACGTAATCGTTGGGAAGGATGTAGACAGAGCGCAACAGTTAATGTTCCGAGCAAATATGTTTGTTCTGGACTTGATTATTGTAAAAAGCATCGGCCGAACGCTTTTAGAGAAAAGCAAAATGGAAATGTATCAAATCAAAATCATCATTTTTAATTTAAAATGTCTGACAAATATGTTGACATATAAAATGAAGCTGGTATAGTTCAATCATTAACAGCAACACAAACCGGAGGGTTTAAAATGGAAGTCAAGTTCATCATCAAGGCTCGCAAGACTGATGGTTCTGAGTTTGAGTGCTTCCGTTGGTGTCGTGATGCAGAAAGCGGCATTGCTCGCGCGTTTGCTGACGCAAAGCGGTTTGGTGTGGATATTATCGAAGCTTGGGCGGAGGCAGTGTGATGGAGCTTAACTGGCAATCATTGACGCCTAGTAATTCACCTAAGTTCATGGTGAAAGGTGCTGAGCTTAATCAAGCTGTGTGCCGCTTACACAATAGTCGTTATGCTATTGTTGAAGTTCGCATTTATGACATTAATCGTCATGCTGATACTGGTTATTCTATTCGTGACGCTGCTACTGTTAGTGACGCTGAGGTCAAAGCAGGAAAGCGCCCTAAACAAATTGCGTATTTTAACTATGAAGATGACGCGATAAATTTCATAAAAAGTTTAAAAGACTAGTTGACTTGCTTAAAAGTCGTGATATAGTGCTGCTATCAACTGTTGGAGAACAGAGCAAATGCAAAACATCACAATCACAAAAGTTGTTGCTAAAGGTTCAAATCGCATTGCGTATAACGTTGATTTGAACGGTAAGCCATTCGGGCAGATTTGGACTTTTAAAGCAAAGGGTGAAAAGCACGGTTATCACGTCAAAATTTTGGCTGGTAAATATAAGCTGTATTCAACTTATGCTGAAGCTGAGCGCTTCATTCGTGGTGAAATGTAATGCGCTACCTCAACCGTTCAGAGCTATTCAAATACGCTCATTTGATTACCAAAGCTCGTTGTGTCAAATACTATGGCAGCTATCAGAAAGCGTTTGGAGTAGTCTTGAAAGAGCTTTATGCTCAAGGTGGTTTGGTGTGGAGTTGGAACGTATGAAATGCTATGTATGTGTAGTCACTGACACGACTTATTATTGGCACGATGACGATACTGGAAAAGTTGAGAAAGTGTTCTGGTATCGTAAAGATGCAGAAGCTTGGAAAAAGTTGGATTATCGTAACAGATACGTAGAAATTGAAATAGAGTAATTGACAATGTGTAAGCTTTGTAATGGATTTGGTTCACTGTTCTGTATTCAGAACAACAGTAAGGTTTGGTGGGATTGTCCACAATGTTGTGGTCATGGCGTAATTTCTTTATTTTCCTGTGGTGAGATAAAGATGCCTAAGATTAAATCTAGAAAACCTAATAAAAATGAAAATCATTCAAAATAAAAGTTGGCATGGCCGCGAATGTGAAGTCTGTATCTTTACAGCTATAGAAGGAACAATTAGCGATGCTGCTGATGAATGCGGTATCGCTGAAATGGGAAATGAAAAAGCTAATAAAGCTGCTGAGATTTTAGGTAAGCTTATTCAAGCGTTACATAGACGTAATTTATTGACAGATAGTGAAGTCGCTGATATGATTGGTTGGAGATATACAGTGGAGGAATGAATGAAACCAAATGATTTAGAAGACAGCTATCTTGAAAAGGTAATGAAGTCTGGCGAAGTAATGACGTTAAATGTTGGTCCTAATGACGGATTTGACGTTGATCAGTGGGACGCTAATGGTAACAATCGTTGGCATCGTTGGTATAAAGATTATGAAAATGCTAAGGCTGAATATGATAGGTGGAATTGAAGGAATGATTAAATGTCTTTTAATGGTAAGTTGAGACAGCAAGAAAAGTTGAGCAAAGAAGATGTGCAGCTATTACGTAAAGCTTTAACTATTGCTATTCATACTGGAAGTTTCAATGCACCTGAAACGGTATTGTTTCTGTCAAAGAAGCTAGAGCGAATGGAAAAGGCATTTAGGAGCTAACCATGGGTACAGTAGATAAAAAGATCGCTGATAGGATTGTAAAGAATAACGGCTATTATGAATTGAATTATGATGGCCCAGACAATCCTCAATATGGTGAAATTACTGAGTATGTGAACATGGCTGGCGAACCAGCTTACGGATTGACTGTTAAAGATCAAGAAAACGTCTACACTCTGTCTGAGTATGTTCGCAATCCGCGTTGTTATTGGAAGCTGAAGGAAGATTAAAATGACTTGTGTTAATTGTGGACATAGTTCGCTTGTACGTAGTAATTTTAAGCTGACTTATACAAAGCAACCATATTGTATTAAAAAGTGTTCTGATGCTTATGCAGCTTGGAATCCTAATGCTGGTGCTAGGCAAAAGGGTGAGAAGGTAGAATGAGATATAAAGCTTCAACTCAAGTTGAGCATAGCTGTTGCTATGCTGTGTCTGTTATTGATCTTAATAAGCCAAGACCTTACGATGATGTTTTAAATGAACAAAATTACGTCATTGTGTGTGAATGTAGAAATATGGAAACCGCTGAGATTATAGCTAAAGCTTTAAATGAATTGAACAGTCAAGGAATGATTAAGGATTAACATGACAAATGCTCAGCTTATTATTTTGTTAACAATTTTGAGCTATGTGTTTATTTCAGCTTATTTGTTATCAACAGAGGAATAAAATAGGTTGTTCAGAAGCATTTGTTACAGTTGCTGTTTTTTTTTGGCTTTTGCGTTTGTTATTTACACTGCTATTAAATGAAAGGATGAATAGAATGACTAGAAACGAAGCAATTAAATTGTATTATGCTAAAGCTGTCGGAAATGGCATTGAAGGATACATTGACTTCTTCATTGAAATTGGTATGCTAAAGGTTGAAGAAGAAAAGACTATTGAATTGAAGGCTGTTAAAACTCTGAGCTATTTTTCATCTTTTCCAGAACGTATAATTTCAGCTTTAGATAAAGCTGGTCTTAAAATTGTGGAGAAAGACAAATGACGCGCTACAGCTTTCTTGACTTCATCATCGATGCTCGTGATTTGCTAGTAATTGGTGTTGCTATGGTTTGTGTTTATGGATTTTTTATTGGAATTTTTAGTTGACAACTAAAAACTAATGGACTATGGTGATTTTAGCAGACGATAAGTGTGCTCAATCTGAGTTGGTTAATGGAATAGTTGTGAAGGTTAGCTGAAATGGAACCTGATATCAATAATCCTGAATACGACAATCACTTTAAAAGATATAAAGTCATGACAAGGTATAAGACATTTTGGTTTAATGAATTAAAAAATGCGGAAGCCTTTGTCATTCTTTGGTTATCAGGCTCAAAATAATTAAAATAGACGGTTGACATTGGTTTGTCAGCCGTTTATTGTTTAAACACTGAAACGCTAATGGAGATTAGCAAGATGTCAAAGCAGATCGCATATAGGTTCTTTTCTAAAGCTTCTCGCCCTATGTATGTCGGTAATCTCAAAGGTGATGGTGGAGCAGACTGGGGTTATGTGACCGATATTGAAAAGGCAATCGTTCTTAATCATAATCAGTGGCAGTCATTTGCTAAAGATATGCGCGAATGTGGTACATCAGCTTTTGCATTAGCTAAATAAATTAAAGCTTGACACTGTAGATTAAACCTCTACAGTGTAATTATTGAAAATAGCTTTGGAGAAAGCACAAAATGACTAACACCATCACATATCAGTCGCAGAATGCTCCTGCTGGTCAAGAGTGGCTGGCTCAAGTCATTATGTCGAATGGTCAAAAGTGGCTAGTACATAGTTATGGAACTACCGAAGCTGAAGCGGTAGAGAAGATTACAGACTTGTATGAGAATGAGAAATCTAAAGTTACAGCCAATTATCAAAAAGCTGCTAGTGACTTTAATAATGCAAAAGAAAATTTAACCACGGTAAAAGCCATTTCAATCGAACGATCCGGTCGTGGCAGTCATTTTGTGGGCAAAGTCTGGATGATCCATTCATTTACTAGAGCTAAGATTAGAGTTGACCAAAGCGAAGTTGATAAGTATATCAGTGAAGGATGGGAAAAAGGAGGCCCTAGGTCAAAATGACAGTCCTTAAAGATATCGTATACAATAATCTAAATAATGCTGCTGATAACAGGTATACTATTGTCAGTTGGACAGTTGATGAAATTGCATATGATCTTAAATGTTTCGCTTATGATTGTGAAGATGTTGATATTGAGGATTTGAAGCGTCACGTTAAAGCTTGGTTAGAGGAAAATAGCAATGCTGGCTCCTGACGTAATAGCTGAACAAATGTTACTGATGGTGTCACGCTGGCAACGTGAAGCATTGGAAAGAAAAAAGGAAAATAAAAATGGATCGTGAAAGCAAGCAACTGCTATATCAGCTTTTAAATGTTCTGGAAGATGCTGTTGACAAGCTAATTGTTAAGCGCGATGCTACAAAAGGTAAGATTGAAAACTATTATTATAGGTATAGCTGTAAAAAAGTTCAATTGGCTGCTATTTTTATCAGAAGGGCTATTGACAAGTTTGAAGCGACCATTTAGAAGTTAAATCACATTCAAACGTTGGAGAACGTATCATGGCTAAAGTTACAGGAATTGCACAATTCAGCATTGGACGATCAGATATCCATCGTGTCGATCCTAAGCTGTTGGTTATCACTGATGGCTGGAATACTCGCGATGAAAGCGAAGAACTAGCTGCTCATATCGATATGCTAGCTCAGTCGATTGCTGAAGTTGGTGTTCGTAAGCCAATTGAAGTTAAGCTGGAAGATGGTAAGTTAGTTGTTAAGGACGGTCATTGCCGTACCAGAGCGGCTATCCGTGCCATTGAAGTTTACAAGGCTGAAATCAAGACTGTTCCTGTTGTCAGTGTAGATCGTTACGCGAATGATGCTGATTTGATCTTGAACCAGATCATCAGCAATAGCGGCAAGCCTTTGACGACGATGGAGCAAGCTAAGGTTTTTAAAAAATTGCTTGACATGGGATGGAACCAAGCCGACATTGCCAAGAAAATCGGCATGTCGAATGGTCGTGTCAGCCAGATTTTGGACTTGCTGACGATGCCCGCGCAAGTTCAAATGATGGTGTCAAACGGCCACATCTCGCCGTCACTGGCTCAGCAGACGGTTAAAGCTGCTGACACTCCTGCAAAGGCTGCTGAGACGCTACAGGCTGCGGTCGATAAGGCGGCGCAGAATGGCAAGTCTAAGATCAAGCCGACTGATGTTGCTGAAGCGAGCGGAAAGCAGACCTTCACCTTTAAAGAATGTTTTGACAATAGCGACATCGATAGTGAAAATAGCTCTGAAACTGGTTATGTCACAATTCAAATGCCGCTGGATGAATTTGAGTTTATCAGGAGTGCTTTGAAGCTTTAGAAATTTACATCAATGTGTGCCGGAAGTAGATCACGGGCTAGCCAAAAGGTCAGACTTCAAACATTGGTGTGAATGCTCTAGCCTAGCAGAGTTAATCCCGGATTGTCGCTAGGATCGTAGACATGAAGGGGCAGTTTTGAGATTAGCTTGCTGTTGCTATCCCCCTAGCCAGACAGTGAGCTGATAGCAGGTGCTATATCGGATAGCTTAAATGACGCGCAACAACGTCAGCCTGTTTTAATTATTAATGGAGAATG